ATTTATACTCCTCTGATAATTCAACGTACTTAACCATCTTAGGTTCTTTAGCCTGAGATTTTACTGCAGGTAGTTCCTGCAAGGTAGGCCAACATGAATGTCTGTAATCGCAGAACCCACATGTTGTACCTAAAATTTTATTGCCAGTAGGTTTACCTCTAAATGTTTCAACCTCTGGTTCAAAACATCTTTCAAATTGATTAGTCTTTAACTTATCATGTGTTACTTTAATTTTATATACTTCTTCATCTACATTAATTGTTTCAGCAGGTACATATTTAAAGTCACCATTTGCTTTATTGATTACCCACCAACCACCTGCTCTTAAACCAGATGCCTTAGAGTAACCTGCTAGTTGTCCTATATACCCAAAAGCATCACCCTCTCTAAGAGTATTGTATGATTCAAACTTGTGCTTATAAGACCAATCAGATGCTGACTTAATATCATCAACAGAACCATCAATGGCAATATCATATGTGCCATTAACAGAACCTGTACCGAAAGATAATTTAACAGTGTCTGAATCTCCATAACTAACTCCTGCTTGTTTTAATAAACCTTTAAATACTGCCTCAACTATATCACCTAATAACATATTCATTACAAAAGTATTTGGTTTAGGCTTTGCTGTCTCAGGTTTATTCTTTTCAAACCACAATTGGCAATAAGGTCTGCCAACATTAGACATACGTAATTTAAAATCTTTTGGTTTACCTGCACCAAATTGTTTTAATATAGCTTCATATACATCCTTTGATATTTGAGATGCTATATCTTTTGATATAGCACCCTTACCATTAACAACCTTTTCAAGATATTGATGTAAAGCTATCTCTGCTCTATGATTCATTAAGCATCCTCTACATCTGTTACACTGACGAAATCAGTATCTAATATTACATCATCAGGTTTATTATTTTTATTATACTCAGACAGTACCCAATCATTATGAGATTGAATGTGTTCCATAAACATTGTAAATAGTTGCTGGTCATCATCTGATATATCAATCTTAGAATTAACATCTAACTCAGCTACTGGAACGTAGTATGTTTGTGGAACTTCACGTCTTTCATTTGTTACAGTAATTGTATGCTGCATTGGTAGACGCTTCATTGTATTTAACTTAGAGAATATAGAACCAATGTTCTTATAACCTTCTTTGGTATGTATATCCCATATGAATGGCATGTTCTCAATTGGATGTGTATCACCTTCTTCTGTTATTGCATCAGGCATAGACAACTCACCAAAGATAACACGACATCTTTGTATAGAAGTTATCAAATCTTTGGTAGCTTTAGGCAATGCATTGAAGTCTTCTATATATCCTGATGGTTTACCACAATTAAATCCACCCATATTATCTTTTAAGTCTACATTAAAAGTATCTGACATCAAAGTTTTAACATAGTTTTTAGCATCACTATCATACTTCTGATACATAAAACGCTGTATAAATGGACGAACAATAACACTTTCTGCGTATAAAGTTTTTCCATTTGCTATTTCAAAAGAACCACCGGGAAGTATTTCTACCTTGGCAATCTTACCATTAACTTCTGTCTCACCCATGATAGGTGCTTTGTTTACTTTAAGTCTAGCAAGAGTAGACTTTTCTTTATTAGTATCATATGCAATGCCCATCATCTTAGCCATTGCTGCATAATCATTTGTATTTATTACTGCTAATTCACTCATAAATTTTATCTCCTATACTGTAAAAGAGTGGTAGTTATATCACAAAACATCCTTGGTGTCAAGCCAATTCGGACCTATTTTTGCTTCTAATAATAGTGGAACATTAAAGTCTAATGACCACTTAGTATTTATTAAATCTGTTAAATCTCTATTAGTCTGATTAATTACTTCTATTACTCCTTTCTCTTCATCAGGGTGTACATCAATCACTATACTATCATGCACAGTATTTACAATACAGGACTTGAAGTTACTTAACAGCTTATGTATATGTATCATAGCTACTGGTACAATATCTGCTGTAGCAAATCCCTGCACAGGATAGTTTTTAATGTTAGTAAAGTATGTTACTCCACCATTAGTTCTTCGTTGTACATCAGGAAAAGCATACTGTCTACCTGATGGTATTGTAATACACCTGTTAGTCAAAGCCTCTTCAGCCAATCGGGAGTGCCATACCCCGATTTTTTCGTACTTGTCTGTGAAGTGTTCATAATATGCAGCTTCAGCAGACGTGCGTCCATATCCTGTTGCTCCATAAAGTGGTGCGAATGTATGTGCTTTTGCTTCTTGGCGACTAGTCTTCTGACCTGCGTCACTAATAACTTTGGCAGTATAACTATGGACATCAAAACCTGTTTTAACTTCTTCAATTGCTACTCCATCTTGTGAAAGGAATGCTGCCACACGAAACTCTAACTGTGCAAAGTCAGCTTCCATTATCTTTCCATTATCCCAACGAGATACAAATACTTTCTTAACAGGAAACGTACCACCACGTGGCATGTTCTGCATGTTAGGATTAGAACCTGATAGTCTACCTGTTGCTGTTCTATGTTGCAGTAAACTTACATGTAACTTACCATCTGGTTTAGTAAATGTTTGAATACCTTTTACATAAGTTGATATATAAGATTCTACAGCATTAAGTCTAATAACTTTAGACAAGAATGATTCAGCTTGTGTCATACCCTTTGACTTAGCTTCTGCTTGTAAGTGTTTAAGATTATCTTTACCTGTACTAAAACCATTTGCACTAGCCCACTTAGCTGATGGTGCAGTAAACTTTAGACCTGCAATCTTATTTGTATTCTTGTAAATAAATCCTTCTGATTTACAGTCAATACATTTATTATCTTTAGCATAGGGTGTACCATCCTTCTTAGTCTTACGTATATACCCTGTACCATTACATACTTTACACTTCTCAGCTACTGTCTGCAGAACTATATCAGTCTGCCTTGTGATTAAGTCACGCCACTCTCTGTCCTTCATGTATTCGTTGTAAGAGTTAGCCCACAAGTTTTTATCTCGTGGCTTCCTTGAGTATACAACCCAAGATAGTTGTTCAGGACTACTAAGATTAACCTTAGTATCCCCCATTAACTGTTGTATATCGTTATCTAGTTCCTGTTTAAGTGTTATCTGTTCAGTTTCAAACTCCTTTCTAACTTCATCTAATATTTCTAAGTCTACCTTGATACCATTTCTATAGGTATCAGCTAGAACATTACATAAAGAATTAGTTAAATCAACTGTTGGCATTAGAGATGCATAAGTTGCAGTGTTTAACTTCTTCCATTGTAAATCTGATAACTCTTGTGTAGCTTTAACATCAGTCATACAATACTCTGATAACTCATCAAGAGGTATGTCATTTGTATTACAACCCTTATCATAATACTCTTTCAATGTACCTAGCTTACGTGTTAAGTCATACTTCTCAGCACATGCACCCAAGGATAAACTGCCATCCTTTTGTCCACGTCTTAACACATACTCTACTAACATTGTATCCCAGACAGGTCCTTCATATTTAAAGCCACACTCCCACAACCAAGCAAGTTCATATGCTGCATTGTGACATATCAATACAGTAGCTTTATCAAGATAATCTTGAACATTAGAATGATTGTCAATGCCATCAGATTCTGGATGGTCAAATGTATAGCATACTTTGTCACCTGTGTCTGTCATTATACCTACAACAACCAGTGAGTTATCAGGTTCAAATGGGTCAAGATGATTCTTGCCATCCCTTGTTGTAGTATTTGTTTCAATGTCTAGCGTTAGCTTCATGTTTTACATCCTTATAAATATAGTTGTAAATAAAATGGTCTATATCATTTTTGTGTCTATACCACTTGCTCTTACCTGCTATTCTCCAATTATTATCTGATAAACTGACAACAAATTTTTCATCTATTAAAACTAAACCATCATTATAATCTTCAACTAAATCACAGTATTGTATTAGATGTATTAGTTTTTTTATTCTCTCCACCTCTCGCCTGTGTCTGTTTGAATATTGTAACTTATGGTCATTCCTTTTATCACATTCTTTTTTTAGTTTTACTTCCTCTATTAATTGTTCTTCTAAATCTTTAATATCTTCTTTAGTATATCTATCAAACTTGGTTTGTTTAACCTTGTGATTTTCAAGATACTTAAATGCACGTAATAACTTATTGGGGTTATCTTTTAACCCACCCATACTCATGTTACACAGATGGCATATCCAGCCTCTAAATGTTTCAGTTTCATGGCAATGGTCTAGTACCCAAACTCCTAATCTTTTTTGTTTTCTTTTAACAAGTTCCTGCATAGTTTTTTCACAAATAGGACACTTATAATTTGGTGCATCAAAGTATCTATGTTTTTTATTTTCATAAAACCAGTTAGGAAATCCAATAGAATCACCGGGATAAGGATATGGATTTTCTAATTTTAGTCTTCTTATCACTCCTCTTTGTCCATTTCTACAAGAATTACATTTCCTTTTTACTTCTCCTGAATCCATTGACTGAAAGTTTTCAACTGGTTGCTCAACACCACAGTTATTACATTCATAATATTCTTCCATAATTTTACTTTTTAACATGTTTAAAATATATTTTGTCATTCAGTGGTAGTGATAGTGAGTAGTCAACTACATACTGCTTACCTACATACTCCCACTTGTAACCATTGTCTCTGTTTTCATTTACTGTTTCTATAAATTTAGCGTTCTCGTTACTAAACATAGCTACAACTAATACTCCTAATAATGTTATCATACTTTATACCTCGCTCTTTCGTGGTCTAGGTTACATATTAATCTACCATGCCACCCTGTTAGTTTATTTTTCACAATGTTAAGGTGTCTTTGTGGGTCTTCCTGACTTGTGTTTGTGTTATCCCCTACATCAGGATTACGTGCAACTAGTATCATCAAGTCTGCTTCTGCAGCTTTACCTGTCTTAGAACCTTCCATCATACTCTGATTAAGTATTGTCTTACCCTCTGCTTCAGCAGATAGCTGAGACATATAAAAAATTGCACAACCATACTCCTTTCCTATCTGTCGTGCATGTATTACGTTAGCCTTGAGTGCTTCATCCTGTCGTGAGTAGCCATACATCTTGGCAAACTTATCACCCATATCAAGTACTACAATGTCTGGCTTATAAGTTTTGCAAACACCCTCAACCCAATCCATGTTCTTTCCTGTCGAATCTTTGACTAATAGTTGCTCCATCATTGGTTGGTATTTGCGTTTAGCTTCCACAGGATTGCGTTTAATCTCTGTTTCAGACATGTTTGATATGCAAGTCAAGTATCTGTTGACTACACGATTGTATGCTTCCTCATTACAAAGAACCATACACTTAGCACCCTGCTCAACAAATCCCCCCGGACCTGCTAACATACTTGCATGGAAGGATGTCTTACCTGTATTTGGTCTAGCACCTACCTCAATTAGTTGTCCTGAGTTTATTCCGGGAACTACTTGTGCTAGTGTAGGCAAATTAAACTTCCATTTAGAATCTTCTTCCATCATATTCATTATGGTTTCAAAAGATATGTCTTCCCATTCTACATTAGTAGTAGGTGTGAAGTCTTCATTGTACCTATCTAGCATGTCTTTTAAGGGCTGTAGAGTGGTGATGTCACCATTGGTTAAGTCTACTGCCACATTAACTAGTTCATCCCCTACATGCTTACGAAACAGCTTGGAAAGTACATCGTTTGCTACGTCTGTACCCATTGGATGTTCACTCTTAATTGAATGAAACATAGCTTGATACTGATGTAACTGTGCTGACGTAAGTGATGGGTTAGAAGATATAAAATAAGATTCAACTTCATCAGGTGATATGTCACGACTGTATCGTGTAATCATCTCATCAATAGTTTTCTTTATCTTCTTACCATCTGTACTAAATAAACTATCAGGACATCTTTCTCCACGATTACTATCGTAGAAATCTTTATTCATTAAGGTGCGTAATAATATATGTTCCACTACACACCACCTAATCTTTTCATCATTTCAATGTCATCCTTTACTTTGTATTTCAAATCATTAGTTATGTTAATAACTTTAGAGTTGGGTATCTCTTTACTAATCTTAACACCCTTTGTTATTGCGTCAGGGTCTAACGCTACAAGTACAGTCGAGAACTGTGATAGTATCTGTTTGTGAGTTTCAAACAAACTTGTTCCAAGCAATGCAACCCCAACAAAACCATTAACACTACCTGCCACTACAGCACTAACACAGTCCTCAACCACTACTGCGACATCACCTATGCCATAACGATATGGGAAAGGAGAGAAACCATATCGCTTCCACTTAGGTTGTCGCCATGCTGCCAATGCTCTACCAGTAGCATCGACAGGAATACCATCATACATTACAGGAAAGACAATTCTATCTTCTCTTACATCATACAGTACGCCACCCAAAGCGCACATTATATCCCATCTATGTAGGAAATCAATGACGTGTCCTCTATCTCTGTGAGGCACAATGTAATCAGGCATAACAAATTCTTTTTTACTATCCTTTTTATTTACAAACTGTTCTAAAGTTACACGTGTCTTTTGATTACCCTTAACACTGCAACTTGCTTTATAACAATTCCACATTAACTTACCCATCTCATTGGTTACTGTAAAAGTATTGTAACCTTTGCACACTGGACAATTAGTACGAACTGTTTCACCAACGCCAACATTAATATCATTTAATATCTTTAACATTATATATTATCTCCTTTCTTGTCGGCATTTAATATTTATATATCACGATTTTTACGTGCTGTCAAGGCATAATTCGCACTGTCAAAAGTATTTTTTATGTAAGGCTTTACACTCTGTGGATTACTGTGTCCTGTAACCGACATGATTTGTGCTATGCCGACACCTGCTTCAACCATCTCTGTCGTACCTGTCCTACGTAAGTCAGACAACCTTAATTCTTTTGGCAGCCCTGCCTCATCTATTAACTGCCGGGAAAATTTAGACATCTTAAACATACTATAAGGTATGTATTCTCCTCTATAAGGGCTAGGTCTAGGTGCTATATACTTTTGAAAACCAAAGTCATCATGTTGTTGCATTAACATCTCTAGTAAGCTATCACTTATAGGTAAAAATACTTCTGCTCTACGCTTACTCTGCTCAATAGAGCATCTTTTTTTATTAAAGTCTATACTATCCCATGTCAGTACACGCATATCTCCTACACGTTGACACCATTCATATGCCATTTGTGCAATCAGACCTAAGTTACGCCACTTGTAATCACTGTATGCATGGTCAAGTAATTGTTGCACTTGTTTAGGTGTCCAAACAGTTTTTCTACTTTTAGTTGACCTCTTCTTAACTGAAGCAAATGGGTTATTACTTATGTTCTCCATACGAACTGCATAGTTCATAACAATATTTGCTACACACACTATATGATTAGCATATGACACACCCATGCTACACCAAAAGTCATAAGCAAGTTTAGCTTTCTTTGTTGTCAAATTATTGACATCTAATTGCTCACCAAAGTATTTAGTAAAGCAACTCATCATATATCTATAATGTTGTTTAGTTTCTTTACGTAACTCTTTGTATTCTATAGAACTTTTGTATTGTTCTATCGGTGTTGTTAGTGTCATAGTGTACTCCTATATATCCCATAGCCTATGCATATCCATATATAAATTATTACAAGTTCCAGCAGCATTTAGTCACAACTCTTTAATCGTGACATCTCTGCTACATATACAGCCCTACGTTCATCATAGTATGACTTATCTATTGAAGTCATGTATCCCATTGGGGGATATGTATCATAAAACATTTGTATTCTCCTGTCCATTTCTTCTTCAGATTCTGTTTCAATTCTTACTGTTATCATCTTTAAGCACCCAATCTGTCATATAATATTGTTTTTTACCTTCTTTATCTGTTGGTGGTTCAAAACCAAACATCTTTTGTAATTCATCAACTGCTTGTTCTAGTTTCCCTATATCAGACATATACATATCATGGCACTCACACACCATATTAAGTATGCTGTTTAGATTGTTATGCGCTTTAAGCAATTTCATTCTATCCTCAAAGGTTATTTTCATTGTGTTTCTCCTTTATAATATCTGTATCTTCTTCATCTAATATACCTGTCACTTGTTCTCGCCATGAATCATAACATCTCTCAAGTGAATCTACAATATCTAATAGTTCTTCATTCATTTAATCCATCCTTGTTACAAAGTATCCATCAGGTGTAGGCAAACCTATCACACCACCTGTATCATAGAAATATACTATTCCATCTGCTGTATTCATATACGCAACAGCTTTCATATCTTCATTCCATGTACCATCTTCATCTTCTACAACATTTCTATATGTACCATCCTCTAAAACTGTACCCTTAAATTTGTACAATGATAGTCCATAATATTTATTACTCATAAATTCTACAAGATTTGTTTCACCTAGCATATTATATTCTTGTACCCAATGGGGTAACAAACCTAAACATTCTCTGATATAATCTTGTGGTAAGTGATTATATTCTTCACTGACTATTAGTGCCATTTTTACTTAACTCCTTTCAATATATGTGCTATCACGTCAACTGTAAAGCCATTGCCTAGCATCTTGTATCGTTGCGTGTTACTTACGTGGTTGGTGTAGTTGTCTGGTAGTGTTTGCAATCTCTCGCACTCAAGAGGTGATAGCTTTCGCCATTGTAACTCTGATACATCCACTGCAACATTGTCCTTCTGTACTGTAGTCAGACTGTTTGTCTTGCCATCTGTGCGTACTTCTAATCGTTGTTCAGTCATACCTGCCACCTTGTGCTTGTGGTCTTGTCTAACACCATTGACTGTGTATCTGCCTCGCCATGCACCACACAATACTTTGGGTTCTCTGTGTCCACCACCCATCGTAGTAAGTGTAGGTGATTTACCTAGTGGATGATACACTCGCTTGATAGTCTCGTTGCCATTGATGTCAGCATCTCCGACATGACATAAACCATCCTTGCTGAATACTAACTGTCTACTGTGCTTCTCAAAGTATGTTTTTAAGTCACCACCCTTATGATAAGTAGCTGTCAGACAGTGTGACTTGTCTCTGTCTACAAATCCATCCTCTAGTATATCTTGTAACACAATACCTTTGTCCTCTGGTTGTGTGACATTGGGTATGTTAGTCCAATACAATCTGTATCTGTTCTGTGCAGACAATAGCCTACTGTTGATAGCGATAGGCTTGACACCTAGTGCATCAGATATAATGTCCTGATACTCTTGTTTCATACGCACATTCTCAAGTAAGAAATACTTGGGCTTACACTCTTTTAGAATACGTACATACTCAAAGAATAACTTACTGCGTGGGTCATCAAAATTAAGTTGCTTACCTGCAAAGCTGAATCCTTGGCATGGTGAACCACCCACAAGTAGGTCAATGTCACCTTCTTTGAATGATATATCTTGTACATCACCCAAGTGTATAATGTCAGGATGATTTGCCTTGGCTACATTGATAGCATACTTGTCTATCTCACTAGCATAATAGTTGGTGACAGGTATGCCTAGTCTCTTGAGTGCTACATATGACATAGCACACCCATCAAATACACTTAATACATTCATTATGTTATACTGCCTTTCCAAAATGTCTCTTTGCCATTGATTCTGTTATACCATAAACCCCATGCATAGGATTGTCAACTTGTCTCATCTCATAAACATTTGTCCTAGCTTTTCGGTTATACCCTGTCAGAGTAAATTTCATGTTGTTTATGGTTGCAATTTTAGTTATGTCTATATCGTCAGCCCTTGCCATATCTATTAAGTCAGATTCCTTTAGAGATACAGACTTTGCATCTCTTATCTCAATCTTGAAATAGGCATTGACATCATCATATGTTACCCTTTTGTTGATTTCAACAACCAATTCATTATCAAACTCAAACGTCTTAAACAACTGCTCAAGTTTTTCTCTAAGTAACTTTGCTTTTTTACTATCCATAAAATCTCTCCTGTATTTGTTGTTTAGCTTTACGATTTGCTTTACGCACATTTTTCCACTGAGGCTGCTTACCCCTAGTCAATTTCTTGACGTGTATCTTTTGAAAGTTTTTTATCGTTCTGCCTTGCATAACTTCCCTTGCCTTTCTTGTTTGGTTTAACTAGGGATGATTGCCTACGCCTTGTAGACAACATCATCCTAGCTATTGGGTTTATCCTACGCACTTTGACGAGATACAAACTGACCAGTTACTGCATCACGTGATACTTGTAAATATCCCTTGTTACTAGAGAATGTACCCTTGCGCTTGTAACGGCTAGTTGTTCTACGAAATTGTAGATTGTCTACACCAATTGGATTGCGAATGATTGCTCTTACATTTACAGTTTTAGTTTTGAATAGCATAATAATTTTCTCCTTTCTATGCTGTTTTAGTTAGTGATAGTTTTCTTGTGAAGCCACTATCAAAGCTACCTACGTCTTGTTTATAGTCGTGTATAGGCTTAACCATGTTTATACTCATTCGACTAGTAACTTTATGCGTCAATTACAAAACCTGTATTGTCATACCTTGCTTTACCTTTTGCATACAAGGCAACTACAACACCCTTGGGGTCTAAAAATCTTAGGTCATCTTTATCCCCATCCACTACATCAAACCCCATAAATTTCTTTGGTATTTGGTGCTTGTGTCTAAATACTACTGCCATATTGTTTGTTTTTCTGTCTCTCATCTCATCTAATACCATTGCACTGTATCTAATAGTCGCTCTACTGTAAGATAATGTCAAGTGGTAATTTTTAGGTAGTTTTTTACGTACCCTTTTTACATCTTTTGTATAGTCATAAAACTGGATATCTGGATAATCTTTTTCCATGTCAATGTGTTTTTCCCATCTGATATCACTAGTACCATTAAGTCTTACACAAGGTGTAATACCACGTTTTAAGCAATACGTCTGAAACTTGCGTAAATCATCGTGTAATTGTGCCAGAAAAACTTCTGGAAAATCTCGCCATAATACAGTTTTACGCATCCTACCACGTTGAACTACGTTCATCTGTCCACGTCCTGCCTCGTCAAGGCAAGGCTCTTTACATCCTGCCAATACTGCCATAGGGCATAAATTAACACCCTCAACTTTATCTGCTGGTGATAGATACATAATAGCTGTCAAGTATTCTGAACCATCACCCTTGATAGTTTTGGCATTGTTGCCAACACCTAGTAATTTATAATTGCTCATTTTCTCACCTTTTGTTTTATTCTGTATAGGATATACCCTAGCATAAGAATATATCCAACACAAGATAAAAAACAAGGGTTTTGTGCATGGCATACTCTAGACGCAACTATGCTGCATTTAGATACACTCCACCCTTGTCCAAGCGTTCTGTCCGCTATACTGAATACTATCTCACTTCGACCTCACCTATTGGCTAACTAGGTGCAATAGCGTTACAGTATAGCAGGTATTAAGGCGCACTTATAGTGTCTTTGGCTTTCCCTCACATGGCACTTCCGATGCACACGCTATCGTTTATGGCTAGTCGTTGCCTATTACTGGTGATAGTAACCTAGTATAATTTTTGTATCTAGTTTTTTAATCCTTTATTTGTTTTTGTTTCCTTTATTATAGTCTATTATTATTTTGTTTTAGTCAAGTATTATTTTTTATTCGGTATTCATCTTAATATAACTAATTACTTTATCTAACTATTGAATATTGAATGTTGCCGTAGCGATTATCAGATATTCGTTAAATGTTTCTGTTAGTCATACTTAATACTAGCATTAAATAAAAAACAAAGTAAAGTATTTTTTTAATTATTTTTTAATTTTGTTGTTAAGTTATTGAATTAAAAAGAATCTTTTTTTATTTGGTGGTGGTATTTGTAGGGAATGTTTAAGGGATACTATATTATATATAAAGGAAAGTTAGTATAGGCTAAGTTTATTTGGGGTAGTATATATTTATTAGTCGAGGCGTACTATGTTTTTATAGTGTAATTATATGCACCGACTAAAACAAAATGAGTACAATCGTAAATTTTAGATAATTATTGTATCAATTATTAAGGGCAAGTGATGGATTAACTCTTAACCTTATTAAATAATTCAATAAATTCAATAGTTTATAGCCTAAACCCTTGATATTGCACCAATTCTAAGGCATCGGGCAGGAGCCACCCCCCGTACCCACGTATACGTATACACAGAAATACACAGATTAGGTAAATTAAGTGTTAACCACAATGGCAAGTGATAATACATATATGTGGTAGGTCATATTTCTGACACACAAAATAAACAACAAATTCATTTTAGGGGTTGACAGCATACCCTATTCTGTGGTATAACTTCTATATTAAATAGAAACATTAAATGTTCTTTAAAAAAAGTAAGATACATTAAATATTAACATTAAATAAAAGAAACAATCTTGTTAAAGACATTAAATGTAACATTAAATATAGCTATATAAAATATATGTACAAAATAGGAATTTACTCTTGACAAATAATAAGAAATCTGTAAAACTATATACAGATAATGTGCTTGAAGCATTTTATGATGGTATAAAGAATAACACATTACGTGATTTACATATACCACATAGTGATGTATTTTATGTAAGAGCAGCAGTAGAAGCATACTATGGTCGTAAGTTTACCTTAAAGCATGTAGAAGAAGCTATGAAAGCTGAAGGCTGGAAGGATACTGACGATGTTTAAAACATTTATACTAGTATGTGCATTAGATGTAGTAGATTTAAATCAATGTACTATATTTGAAGATACATGGGGTCCTTATACTACAAAAGTTGAGTGTAGGTTACGTGCAAAACAAATGCAAAAAGATATAGCAGACTTTATTTATGAACCTGTAAAGTCTTATCATAAATGTGAGGAAAGTATTTAGCATGGCAGTTCCAGAGCGTGTTAAAAATAAAATGAAAGAAGAAGGGTTAGAAGGTGTAAACAAACCTAAACGTGACCCTGACCATCCTACAAAGTCACACAAGGTGATGGCAAAGGAAGGTGATACATATAAGTTTATTCGCTTTGGGCAGCAAGGCGTTAAAGGTGCTGGTAAATCTCCTACAACTGCGAAGGACAAGGCACGTAAGAAATCGTATTATGCTAGACATAATGCACAAGGTAAACCAACCAGTAAACTATCAGCAAAGTACTGGTCACATAAGGTAAAATGGTAGGATATTACTATGGCAAGAATTGTAACAGTAGATGGACAGAAATATCAGATAGGTACGTTAGGTGGCATACGTAAGGTAGATGCTAATGGCAACCCTATTGGTGGTGCAGTAAGTGGAGCATTACGTAAGAAAATACGTGAAAAGTATATGATGTCTGGTTCTGATGCTAAACCTATGGGCTTTATGACTGAAAAGCCTAGTGGTACAGTTAAAAAACCAAATCCTCAAACAATTCCTAAAACAAAATCTGCTATATTAAATAATCTTAAAAAGTCTTTTTCTTTAGATAATGATATCCTTCAGTACATGATGAAGAATACTCCGGGGGATGCGTTAAAACAAGTTATTACAAGTAATAGAGCAGACCAGAAAAGTTTAATAACAAAAGCTAAACAAGAAATGAAGGTAAATCAGAAAGGTCCTACACCTAAACCTTCTGTACCTAAATCAAAAGCAAAACCAAAAGGTATGGCTGATAGAAAATCCTCTACTGCTAAACCTAAAGATGCTAAAAGTCCTGACGCTGCATATAAATCAGCAAGAGATAAGCAAAGACGTGCAGGTAAGTTAAGCAACAAATCTGTAAGAGACACTAGTGTTAAGGGTGTTACTAAACCTAAGACAGACACTAAACCATCAAGAGGTCCAGCATACAATACTAAAGCACCAGCTAAATCAAAACCTAATGCAAGAGCATTAAAGGCTATACAAGAACGTAAAGGTTCTGCTAAGAACCCACTAAGCAAGGTTATGCTAAATAAAATTGAGAAGGAACTTAAAGAGGGTGGTAAGCCTGTATACAATGATGGTATGGTTGTAGGTGTTACGCACAAAGGTTTAATAGGAACTGTATATACAGGTAGACCACAGTTTAATCCTTTAAAAAAGAAGAAGAAATAAAATGGCAAACATGAGTTTAGCAGACGCTAGAAAAATACTAGAATCACCATCAAACTTTACTAAACAAGAAGTAAAGAATGCTAAAGCAAAGGTAGCAAATCCTGAAGAAACTGTACAGGCTAGTAAAGGTGCATTAATGAAAAAGAAAAATAAAGACAAAGATGTAATGGTTGTTTCAATTGGTGTAGGCACTATGAAGAAGAAAGATGCCAAGAAACTTGCTAAAGCACAAATGGCTGAAGGTGGTATGGCATATGGTAAGAAGCATATGTACGCAGCAGGTGGTTCAGTTACAATGAACCCCGGTCTGAAAGCATTAAAGAAAGCAAGTCCTGAAGCATTTAATAAAATTACTGGAAACTAATGCATCCAGTAGAACAAGACATACGTAATTGGTCACATAACTTTCTTGAGATACCAAACGTAAAGTTAAATGGATTACCACCATGTCCATACGCAGCTAAAGCGTGGGCAGATAATCAGGTGATATTTAGTGTTAACACAGGTCTTGAAGGTCTACGTGCAGAGATACAGATATTTGATAGTCACGATTACGACATAGTTGTATGGGCTGACGAAGACATGCCAAGCATGGAATACCTAGATGGTTTTTGTGATGGCATAAATGAAGCACTGAGTATAGCAGGTATAGATTTACACCTGATGGTGTTTCATCCAGAGTTTGATGCTAGTGATGCAGGTCTTGACTTTTTAGAAGAAGATGGTATAACTAGTAGTGATTTAGAATACTGCATGGTTTTTGTGCAGCGTTTGTCAGTGTTAGATGATGCTGCACTGAGTTTAGAGAAATCAGGATACTATAAACATTTTCCTGATGAAACATATGAAGCCTTGGTTCTTGATAGAAGGAGATTACGAAATGGCAATGGGTAAAACAAAAGTAGCTAAGAAGAAAATGATGCGTGGTGGTGTTGCACAAAAGAAGATGCGTGGCGGTGGCATGGCTAAGATGGCTAAGAAAAAAATGATGCGTGGTGGCGTAGCAAAGAAGAAGTAATGTCTGATTTAAAGAATATTATAGTAGATGCTTACTGGACATTTTTAAGTCATCTATTTCTGAAGACGGCTAGACTACTTGGCAGATGGAATGTAAAACTGCACAAGTGGTCAGTTATCTGTATTGATAAGGTACGTATTAAGTAATGAGTATTACTAGCTATCCACAATTAATGGGCATTGGTGGTGGAGTAGGATATTATCCATACTTCCTGCAAGTGTCACGTGGATTAGTTGATGGACATAAACGTGTCTTTAAGTTTGGATATAACGGTGTCATACAGAATGTAGAAGAGACTATTTGGGATGTAGGTGGTTTGTATGCCTACCCATCTAGTGCTGTAACAATGACAGCTACAAGTAGTGCTGGTGCTTCAGACGAGGATGTAGAAGTAACCATACAAGGACTAGACACAAACTATGACGAGTTATCAGAAACTGTCACACTTAATGCTTCAGGTACTGCTACTACCACTGGAAGTTTTCTTCGGGTTTATCGTGCTTTTGTGTCTAGCAGTAGTGCAAGTACTGGCAATATTAGCATTACTAATAGTTCTACTACCTATGCTTATGTATCTATTGCTGACCAACAAACTTTGATGGCACTATGGACTGTACCAGCAGGTTATACAGCATATTTGTTTCAGATAGATACTACAGCATTTACAATACAGAATAACAAAGTTGCTACAATACGTATGTTAACTAGAGAAGTTAATGGTGTATTTCGTACTCAGAATAAGTTTGATTTATTTGCAGGTTCATACCATCAAGACATTACTTGCCCACAGCCGATACCTGAAAAAACAGATATTGAGTTTCGTGCTATAGCTGACAGTTCAAATGCTGACTTACGAGTTTCATCTACATTTGATATTATATACATAGAGAACTAATATGGCAGAGACAAAGAACCGTACAGTAGGACTACAGCTTACAACTGCTAATCAAGATATATATACTGTACCTGCTAACTATGAAGCAGAGATAGATAATATCTACATCAATAATGCTTCAACAAGTAGTGTTACATTTAGCTTAGATTGGTACGATGCACAGAATACTACATTCTATACATTAGCTGAAACAGTAGAATTGCTACCAAATAGTCTGCTTCAGATAAATGATGACCCACTATGGCTTTTTAAAGGAGATAAGTTAAGAGGATTAGCAAGTGCAAATAGTGCAGTGACAATCACTGTTAAAGTAAAAGAAACCTATTTACCACAACGGAGTTAAGGAGATGGCACGTGTCTCTACAAAGAAAACCTCACAAACTGCAAAGAAAAAGAAACCGACTAGAAAGATTGGCCTTGCGAAAGGCGGTACGACACAGAGCAAATCGAGAGTTAACGAAGCTGGTAACTATACTAAGCCCACAATGAGAAAGAACTTATTTAATAGAATAAAAGCTGGTACTGCTGGTGGGGGTGCTGGTCAATGGTCGGCAAGAAAAGCCCAGATGTTAGCAAAGCAATATAAAGCAAAAGGTGGTGGGTACAAGTAAACTGCTACACACGTGAAAGGGGAGACACATGTTAGCAGAATTAGCGGCAGCAAATGCAGCATTCGGTATTATAAAACAAACCGTAATGAACGGAAAAGATTTAGCTAGTGCTGCACACAGTATTGGTGAATATATTGGAATCAAGGAAAAGTTAGAGAAGCAAGGTAGTAAAAAGAAAAATTCTTTCTGGTCATCCTTTAAAGGTAAAGGTGCAAATGATTTAGACGAGTTTATGGCACTTGAAAAGATAAGAGAACAAGAGCATGAACTTAAAGAACTGATGATGTTATATGGTAGACATCATTTGTGGGATGATTGGGTAGCATTTCAAGCCAAGATGAGAAAGCAAAGAAGAGAAGAAGAGGCACAAGCACGTAAAAGAAAAAAGCAGATAATAGAAGGTATATTACTTACTATACTTATTATTGTAGGATTAGGTGGTTTAGCTTTGATAGTTTGGTTTGCTATCTTCTTGAAAGGTTTATAATGGCATTAGCAAAATCACA